GCCTGCGGGTGCTGGACATCGTGCAGGTGACGGTGCCGACCATTGAGCGGGTGCGCATCACCGGCATGGATGGCGTCACAAGGGAGATCGAGCTGTAAGGAGAGTGATGACAGTGCCGTTGACGGATGTCGAGATCGTCATCAAGGACCAGACCAGGTCCCTCACCCAGAAGGGCTTTGGTTTGCCGCTGATTTTTGGGACGACGAAGGACCACCCGTACACGGTGTACACGTCCCTGTCGGCGGTGGCCGAGGATTTCCAGCCAACGGATCCGGAACACCTGGCTGCCCAGGCGATTTTCCGGCAGTCGCCCAATCCGGGGCGGGTCGCTATCTACAGCGTCACTCGCGCGACCCCGACGCCCGGCGACCTGGCGGCCGCGCTTAACCAGTTGGTCCAACAGCACAACGACTGGTACTGGCTGGTTTTCGCGCCGCGGCAGCAGCAGGAAAGCGATCTGGAGGACCTCGGGGACTGGGTCAGCGCGGCCGGCAAGATGTTCGTCTGCACTAACGAGAGCGGGATGACGGCGGCGCAGATCGTGGCTCAGGCCCAGGCCATCAACAGCAGCCGGGTGATCTATTTCGCCCATACGAAGCCCGACGATTATCCGGACGCCGCTTTGGTGGGCCGCATGGCGCCCGTCCAGCCCGGCGCCGCCACGTTCAAGTTCAAGACGCTTGACGGGGTCTCGGAGGCCGGCTTCACCGTCACGGAGATCGAGCAGTTGCACGAGGCCGGCGGGATTACGTACGTCTCCAAGTTCGGTGTGCTGCAGACCAGCGAGGGCTTTGTCACTGACGGCACCTACGCCGACATCCAGCTGGCGAAGGACTGGCTCAAAGCCAGGATGGAAGAGCGTATCAGCCGGGTGCCCTACGTCAACGATAAGGTGCCGTATGACAACATCGGCATCAGCATGATCGTCGAGCCCATCCGCACCACGCTGCAGCAGGCGACCGCGCTGGGCATTGTGGCCCGGGCCGACGACGGCACCGGGCTCTTTACTGTCCGGGCGCCGCGTCGGGAGGACGTGGACCCCAACGACCGGGCCAATCGCATCCTGCCGGACGTGTATTGGGAGGCCGTCCTGGCCGGCGCCGTGCATCGGGTTCGGGTGACGGGCGTCGTCCGGGTGTAACGAGACAGGAGACGGGGGCGCTGAACGGCGCCCCCCGCTTCATTTGGCCAGGAAGGAGGAGCTAAAACATGGCCGATCTTTACGATCCCCGCAACGTGGCCGTCATCATCAACGGCCAGGAGGTCGTCGGCTTTGCCGACGGGACGTTCATCCGCGGCGAGCGGGCCACGGAGCGGTATCCCGAGCCGCATGTAGGCGCCAAAGGCGAAGTCACGTGGGTCCGCAATGGCAACAACACTGGCACAATCACCATCACGCTCAAGCACAACAGCGCCTCCAATGCGTTTCTGACGAGACTCTTCAAGGAGCAGGACCAGCCGGGCACCGAGATCACCATCTCAGTGCAGGATCGGAACTTCGAGGGAGACGTGTCCATCAGCGGCAGCGACTGCCGGATCGCCAACGTGCCGCCCTGGGAGCGCGGCGCCGAGGTCGGGTCGGTTGAATGGGTCATCCGCGTCGCTGACTATGACGCCGCGTTCGAGGGGGCGACCCAGGCATGAGTCCTGGCAACACCGGCAAAATCCAGCTGGGCGACCGTACCTACCACTACCAGCTGCCGTCGGCCATGTGGCAGTTGGAGCAGATGGACGAATTTCTGGAGAACCGCTCGGTGGAGGGCGCTAAGCGGCTGCTCAACACCATGCTGGAGAACACCATCACGAAGCCAGCCGGTCTCACGGTGGATTCGTTCAAGTTGCCCGACGACGAGACGGTCGTCATCGGCGGGCTGGAGTTCCGGCTGCACCATCCCGGGGTGCCGTGGCAGGTATGGGCCGCCGCGGAGTACGTCGGGCCGAACGGGCAGCTGCGCCGGGCTACCTTCCTCAAAGGCTGCGTGGAGCGCGGCGTCATTACCGGCGCTTCGCCCGACCAACTGCGCTCGCTGGCCGACATCAACGCGCTGATCCGGGCAGTGAACGAGTTCTTGGACAAAGCGGAGCTGTGGCAGCTGTACTACCACCTGTTCTTTCGCCAGCCGTAAGCAGAACAACGAGAATCCCGGACGGTACCGCCAGAGGGCACGCCGCCAATGGCGCCTCTGGCGGTTGGTTTTCTCAGGGTATTTCTCGTACTCCGAGGTCCGCGCGATGACGTGGGACCAGGTAGAAGAGGCCAACGCGGCATTGGACATGCACGAAGAAGCGCTGGCCGCCGAGCGGGCCAGGATCGCCGAGGAAATGCAGCAACGCCCGCCCCGGCTGCCGGCGGTGAAAGTCAAGCGGTAAGGGAGGGTTGATCGGTGGCTGCGGATGCATTGCGGGAAATGTTCATCGCTATCGGCTACGCGATCAACCCTTCCGGCCTGGCCGAGGCCGACGCGCGGGCCGATGCCTTCCGGGAAAACCTGCTGGCAGCGGAAAGCCAGGGGCAGCAGCTGGGCGCCGCAATCCAGGCGATGAGCCAGACCGCCTCTGCGAGCATGGCCCAGGCGTCCGAAGCGGCTGCCGGGTTGGCGGGCTGGTGGGCGGCGAACCAGCAGCGCATCGAGGGATGGGGCAACCAGCTCAAAGAGCTGCGGCCCATCCTGGCCGGTACGGCGGCCGTCACGGGCGGCCTGCTGGCCAGCAGCGTGAAGACAGCTGCTGATTTCGAGGCGGCGATGTCCAGGGTTGCCGCGGTGTCCCGGGCGTCGGACGAGGACCTGGAGCGGCTGACCAAGACGGCCATTGAACTGGGTGCGACCACCGCTTTCTCGGCGTCCCAGGCCGCCGAGGGCATGACGTACTTGGCCATGGCCGGCTTCGACGTGGAGCAGACCATAGCCGCGATGCCTGGCCTCCTGGCCACGGCGGCCGCCGCGGGCTCTGACCTCGGCCGGACGGCGGACATCGTCAGCAACATCCTGAGCGGCTTTGGCCTCCGGGCCGAGGAGACCACGCGGATTGCCGATGTCCTCGCTGCCACGTTTACCAGCTCCAACACGACCCTGGAAAGCCTGGGCGAGACCATGAAGCTGGTGGCTCCGGTGGCCGCCAGCCTCGGGATGGAGATCGAGGACGTGGCCGCCCTGACGGCCATGCTGGGAAACGCCGGCCTACAGGGCACGGTGGCAGGCACGGCGCTGCGGACCATTCTCACGTCACTGGCTGCCCCGACGGGAGCGGCTGCTAAAGCCATCTCGGACCTGAAGATTCAGACCGTCGATGCGGCCGGCAACATGCTGCCGATTACCGACATCCTTGACCAAATCGCCCAGGCCACGGCGCACATGGGCGACGCCCAGCGGGCCGCGTATCTCGAAATGCTGGCCGGCCGCGAAGGCGTGTCGGCATTGTCCGCGCTGATGAAGGTCGGCGCGCGGGAGATCGCAGCCTACGCCGATACCCTGCGTAACAGTGCCGGTGTGTCGGCTGAAGTGGCAGCCCGCATGATGGACAACCTCAAGGGCGCGCTGGAGGAACTGGGAGGTGCCATTGAGACGGCCCAGATTACCATCGGCAACGCGTTCGTACCGGTTTTGCGGTTGGGCGCCCAGGCGCTCGGAGCTCTGATCAACGTATTCAACCGCCTGCCCGGGCCGGTGCAAACGGCGATTGCCGTCGGGCTCGGCGCGGTGGCCATGTTGAGCACGATGACGCTGACCGCTTCGTTCCTGATCCCGCAGATCGGGACGATGGTCAAGACGTTCGCCATGCTCAAAGCGGCGTTGACGATTGTCGGCGTCGCGGGGGCCAAAGCCGGAGCGGCAGTAGCGGCGGCATGGCTGCCTGTCACTCTGACCATCGCAGGCGTCGTTGCAGCCGCCCTGTTGCTGCAGGACGTTTGGATGTACTTGCGGGGCGAGGGTGACACGCTGACCGGCCGGGCGATTGCGTGGGCAAAGACGTTCGGTGAGACGCTGCCCGAAAACCTCGGGCGGTACGGGACAGTTCTCAAGGTCGTTGGGGGCTTGCTGGCAGCGGTCTTCGGTCCGAGGCTCATCTATGTTTCGGGAGTCGCCGCGGGCCGGTTCGCCGTGTCCATGGCCCGGGCCGCGGTCAACACGGCCATGCTGGGCGTGCAGGGGGCAAAGGCATCTGTCGGCATCGCCCGCATGGGTGCGCAGTTGCTGCTGGCGGGCGTGCGGCACGCTGCGATGTTCACGGGCGGTATCAGCCGGGCCGGCATCGCGCTTGGTGCCCAACTGCTTGGCGGGTTAGCCGGTGCGACCAGGGCTGCTCTGGCATTCAACGCCGCTTTGTTGGCCAACCCCATGACATGGGTGTTAGCCGGCATCATCGCCCTAGGAGTCGGCATTTACTACCTGGTCCGCAACTGGGACAAGGCCACGGCGCGGATTGGGGAAATTTGGGCTTCCGTCAGCGCGTCGGTCGGCGGCGCCATCGACG